CATCAGGGATGTACAGCGCTCCGATGTCCGGCACGTCCTCCTTCGTACCCACTGCCAAAACGAACGGCAGCATATGGCCCTCGATGGCCTGATAAATGGCGCCCTGAATGTCATAACCGTAAAACTGGGCAAAGGATACCTTGGCACGCTCTTCCTCCGACCACACATTGGCCATGTCCCGCATGACCTTCTGATCCACCAAGGCACCGTCGCACATCCCCATGACCTCTGCTGTCTCCGGGAACCGTTCCGCAATGCGGCGGCTGGTCTCGGCGTCCAGCAGGCTGTCGATCTTCACCTTGAAGGGGACACCCGCGATCTCGCCGGTCAGGATCACCTGCTTCTTTCCGGACATCAGCAGCATATACAGCTCGTCCGCCTCCATCCGGGCGATCACGTCCTGTGCATGAACGAACTCCGCTTTCAGGCTCCCGTCCCGCTTGAATATCTCCGGATGCTGTGCCTGAAACACCGGCAGCTCTCCAGAGAAGTAAGCATCCACATAGCTTCCGATCAGCATAGCCGTGGAGGCTGCGGGGGCGTATTCCCCCCGCAGCTCCGCCAGCGCCGCCGCCTCACATCGGTCAAAAGCCTTGAACTGGGTAGCCCCCATGTAGGCCATGTTCATCTCAGGGGAGAAATAGTTCTCCGCCGTCACCATAGGCAGACCCATTACAGCACCTCCCCGTCAATGACCTCGCCTGCGGCAGGGTCTGCTTCGGGCGTCTCCGGTGCTTCCGGTACCGGGGTCGATGCCGCCTCCTTGCGTTTCTGAGCGCAGGCGGCACACAGGGAAACGCCGTAATGCTTGGCGGTGTAGGCCGCCAGCCAGCCGGGGGTCTTGCCCATGGCCGCTTCAATGATGCCGCCGCAGTCCGCACACGGCGGCACAGGGGCTTCCTTCTTGACCCTCGGCTTAAAGGGCCGGATACGGATACCGTCCGTAAGCCCGCCATCCTGCGGATCACGCACCTTGTGGTCAATGTAAAGCTGGATCTGCTTGCCCACCAGCGTATCCGCCTTTGCATCGCCAAACAGTTTACGCAGCGTTTTGCGGTTGGTAGAGTTGATAATGAGAGGCCTTACCTGCATAATGCCCGGAACACGCTCTTCCTTGAAGGAAAGTACATCCTTGTTTTCCTTGCCGCGCTGGAGCGTCACCATGCCGTTCCACAGGGCATCAATAGTCAGTATCGGCTCCACATCATCGTCGATGTCCTCAGCGCCGAGATATTCAGAATCACGCATCTGCCCCAGACGTTCGTCTCCGGTCAGCTTACGCAGATTATCTTTTGTCATCATAATTCGGTAACCTCCAATTCATTAGAATCCGTCACGCGGGTAGCGATCAGCTGCAGTCCCTTTGCCTTGCACTTGGCATACAGCTTGTCCCGGCTCTCCTTGTCCAGCCGTTCCGCGCCATCGACCAGAATGATCTGAAGCTGACCCGGCTTGCTGACCGTGATATCCACGCACAACTCCAGTAGCTCGCCATCGGACAGGTTGGAAATGGGCAGGCCGTGGATCAGCGGCACGCCATTCTCCACCGTCAGTCCCTCAACGGGGATCGTTGCCGTTTCAAGAATTTTGGCGGGCAACTCCCGCGCCAGTTCGATCTTGCGGGTCAGCTCTTGCGACTGCTCCGTAAGCGCGTCCACCTCATGCTGCATGGCCGTCATGCGCTGGTACTCATTGAGGTGCTTGCGCATACGCTCCGCCGTATCCACCTCCTGCTGTAAGGCGGAAGTATCTGCCGGTGCAGCCTCCGCATACTCGCTGGCCGTACCCATGTCCTTTTCCAGTTTGGCAACGGCGGTCTCATACTTGGCGTGAACAACGGCAGCACGATCCTCCCGCCGGCACTCCAGACTGCCTAATTCCTCCTGCGCCGCGCTGATCTCTGCCCGAAGCCGCTCGATCTGGCCGGTCAGTTCAGAGCGCTCACGGGCCAGATCCCTGTCAATGGCAGCCAGCGCCACATCCCGTTCGCCGGTGATCCCACGCATCTTCGCGTCATAGCTGTCCCGGAAGGTCTTGGCCCGCTCGATGCGGCTGTTCTGATCCTTCAGGCGTTCCAGTTCGCGGTACTTTTCGCCGACAGGGTAGCTGTTCCATCGGTCATAGTCGTAGCCGGACGGAATATCCTTTGCAATGTCAGTAATAAACGCCTGTTTATTGCGGATATCGCGGTTCAGGTTCTGCCTCGACTGGAAATAGATGCCGTTCTCCGCCTGAATATCCGCCAGCACTTCAAGGATGTGCTTCGAGTAGTCCACGCCCTGCGGGATCTCTCCGAACTGCTCCCTGATCCAGTTGGTATCCCACGGAAATTCGATCAAAGAGAGGATCACACGGTTCTTCTCCTGCCGTGAGAGCTGGGTGAACTCCACCGGGTTCAGCTGGAGCGGCGTGAAGATCTTCGACAGGAACTCCGCAGGCCGCGTCTGAAGCATGGAGCCGTCCCGCACCTTCACCGTTCCGGCAGACTTGGCGCTCAGCGCCCGCCGGTCTACAGAAAGGCCCGAATCCGTTTCGATGATGATCTCCCCCTCATCCGCACCCTGATGCACAACATAGTCCCTGTCAGAGCGGTTGGTCAGCGCATACCGGATAGAATCCAGCACCGAGGTTTTTCCGCTCCCTTTGGGGCCGGATATCTCCACAGAGCCACCGCCCAGCGACATATCCTTGATGCCGAACATATTTTTGATAACGATTTTCGTTGTTCTCATTGACATTTCTCACTTTCTCCCATATAGTGGGCTTGTATCTGATTGGCTTTGCCGCCAGTCCCGCCCCGCCGAAGTGCCAGCTCCGGCGGGGCGGCTTTTTTGTTACATCATCACGACCACACGGCCGGCGTCGATATCATCCTTCAGGGCCGCCTCCAGATATGCCTTGATGGTCTTGCGGGCATCCAGCTTCCACATACCTCCGTCAGCCTCCGTGAAGGTAATGCCCCGCTCATCAATACGGATCAGGAACAGTCCATCCGGCTGCTCCACCTCTTGGAAGGTACGGTAAGGACGCAGCTTCACGATCGGACGGATGGTGCTGTTCTGCTGGAGCGAAACGCCCTTGTTGGTCACGACGGTAGTAGCTATGCCGGTGTCGTTGTAGGTGACCTTCGCACCGCAGGTGATCTGGCTCAGCAGCGTCAGGGCATAGTCCCTGTCACCGCCGTCCTGAAAACGTGTCTGCAAGGCGACCGCCGCCCTGTCAAAGGGCATCTTCACCTCGCCGTCCCATCCGGGAACGTCCTTGGCCTGCGCCTCGTAGTAGTTAATACGCTCATCCCGCAGGTCGTGCTGGGGTTGGCCGAAGCACGTCACCGTCATATGATCCTTCACGGACAGGTAGAGCTTGTCCGGACGATCTGCGCAGGTGCCTTCCGTCTTGACCATCTGCACCAGCGCGTCCAGACTGTTCAGGGACAGGCAGCTCTGATAGACTGCCTCCGGGATGATCTCCTGTGCTTCGCCATTCTTGTTTACGGCGTAGGTGCGGTTATCCACGTCCAGAATGATCGGCTTTGCCAGTTCTTCGATTTTCTCAATTGCTTCCTTCAGCATGGTATGTCTCCTTTCTTTTTTAGCCGCAGTTTACAAGTTTCAGGTGTGCCGGTGCTTCCTGCTCCGAGCCGTCAACGGCAATCTGGCCGGGGATCTGCGGGGCCATCTCAATGACCGTGTCCTTGTCGGCGGCATAGAGCATGGTGGTCGCGGGGTGCGTGGGGGCCAGCGTAGACTTCACGGCGCAGTTGACCACGATGTTCTGGCGGCTGTCATCGGGACAAAGCTCCAGCGTGATCGTCACCTTGCGCTTGGCCTTGGCAGATGTGTTGGGGTCGAGGATGTTCTCGATCAGGCGCGGCATCTCATAGTCCACGCGCTCCTGAAAGGCTCCGCGGCACATCTGCATGATGGATCTCTGGGATTCTTCTCGTGTGGTGTTCATACGTCCTCCTTTTTCTCAGCCGCCAGCAGGCGGCGTTTTTTTCTTGCATACGCATTATCGGCGGCACAAAGGCCCGGATTCCTCCGCCGACGCTCCTTGGCGTAGGCGGCACGCGCCTCCCTGTGCGCCGCGTTGTACCGGCGGCAGCGTTCACGGTTGTCACGGTTTCGGTCTTTCTCCCGGCGGCGTTCTTCGGCTTTTCCGTCATAAAAGCCAACATGCTTGTAGCTGTCTCGAAAACAGGTGGTGCTACAGTAATAAGTGGTAGCCTGCTTTTTCCCGTC